CCTGGCCCCAATAGAGCTGGTTGAGCATGGTTGGGTCTTGCGTGGCGAACTTGCCTTTCGCGGTCACGTCGATCTTGCCGCGGGCCTTGGCCACCGCCATCTGCTTCTGGCCCCAGAGTTTCTTGATGTCGCCCTTCACTGTGAGCTGGCACTCTTGTAAAGTACCGATCATGTAGGGCGTGGGATTGGCTGCGAGGTTTCCGGCGTTCGGGAGAGCTACGAGGACGCCGGTGCCGAATTGATAATTGGGCATTGAGTGATGCTCCTTTTGGTGTTTTGGAAATTGGCGTTTCCGAATCGCCGGGTTTACGGAACTAAAATGTGGACGGGAATGAGCGCCGCGGCCTGCTGGCCGTACACGCCCGGATCGACGCTGACTTCGCCCTCAATCCAGCAGTGCCTTACGAGTCCCCCGAGCGTCTGGCGGTTGAATCCGCCATTGGGGAACGCGGGGGCGAGCGCGGTCCGGACCGCGAGAATCAGATTGTTGATGACGGTTTCGGTAAGCTCCGTCTCTTCCCCGGGAGGCTGATTCAACGCGCTGCCGAAGGCATACACAATCAGCAGGGCCTTGAGCGTGACTTTGCCGGGGGTTCCTTCGGGGCGGGGATTGTCCACCGCTCCCACGCCGATACTGAAGAGCGCGGGCTGCTGGGCCGGCCCCAGCTCGTCGGGCGATACGTGCCGGCGCCCCACGGTGACGAAGGTGGGAGGCGAGCCCTGGAGCTGCTGCTGAAGCAGCGCGAACAGCGCCGCGTAGATCGGCTCCGCGTTGACGACTTGAAGCTGGCTAGGCATCGGGGTATAGTGAGTGCATGGAAGAGAACGCCCTTCGGGATGAGACGGGCATCAAGTTAGAAGGGCCTGAGACTGTCGCGGTGCATCTGAGCACAGCGGCGACTGCGGTGTTCCTCTGTGTCGATCAGGTTTTGCCGCGCTTCGACTACGTCCTATTTCGATTAGGCGGACAAACCGTGGGCAGCTTCAGCACAGGAGCCGTGAGCGGTTGGCGGATCGTGGCGAGCGGGCGGGATCGCTGCGCCTTCTGCGGCGCGCCCATCAAGTAAGCTGGCTAGGCGCTCAGCGCCTCTTCCACGCGCGATTTCAGCCGCTCGAAGAATTCCGCCTGATACCCTTCTCCGGTAGCGAAAAAGAACGGCTTCGCGCCAATCGAGAACGCCTTGTGCGCTTTCCGTAAGTCCGTATCCCCGCCGATTTTCATGGCCATGAGCGTGTCTTCGACGGCGGGAATGTTGACGCCGTATTCGAGCCAATAGTGCGGCTGCTTTCCCCGGTTGCGGGGCTTGTAGATCGCGGCGATCGCGTCTTCGGTTTCGATGACTCTTCCCGCTCTTCCGAGGATGCTGGCCAGCCGGTCGTTATCTTTCTCGGGCCGCGGGTCTGGAGGATGCGCACTCGCGGCTTCGACTTCGGCCTGCCGCAAGCCTTGCACGCCGTCCTTCATCCCCAACCGGATGCCCACCAGGATGCGTTCCTTCAGGTGATCGATGTAGGAGATGGACTCGTCCACCGACGTTTGGCTGAGGTTGAAGAGGATCATCGCTGCCGCGCCTTAGCCATGGCCAGCTTCTTATCCATGTCGAGCAAGGGCACGCGCTCCGGAGGCGTTTGCAGCGGGTCGTATCTGCGATACCGTTCGATGACGCGTTTGACCGAGGCGGGAATTTCGCTTTCGGGCGTGGCCACGGTTTCACCCGACGCCATGTGCTTGTTGGTCTGGCCGATCCACTGGCGAGCTTTGTAGCGGTAGGACACCCACTCGATCACGGCCTGCGCTGCATCGCCGGGAACGGTGGCATATCCGGCGTTGTAGGTGATCGAGTATTCCCGCTCGTCCAGAAACGTGTAGACCTTCCCGTCGAAATACAGTTCGTACCTGCGCTCCGGGTCCACGTCCATGTCGATCCACCAGCCCGGCTGCACATCGTTCTCGGATTCCGGGATGGCTTCGAGGTCGCCAACATCGAACCAGGTGTACGTGATCTGCACCTGGATTTGGGCTGCCACATCCGCAGCGGAGAACAGGTAAGTGCCCGTCGAGGGATTCACGCTGTACTGCCCTGCCTGCAAGGTTCCTTGCGAGACGAACGCGAGCGGGAGGCCGGTCGCCACGTTCACAACGGCTGCATTGTGATTCAGCGGACCCGGAGGCCCGTCGTGCATAAAGTTCGCCGCGTTCACCACTTCGACGGTGAGGACGGGCGGGGGATCCAAACCGAGGGTGTAGGTCTCGACGGCCTGCTCGATGCTGGTTCCCGTCTGCGGCGGGGAAGCTCCCCCTTCGATCAGCGACACATTTGTGATCGAATTCAGCGGCCAGTGTCTCAGCACCATCAAGTCGCCGCCGTCGCCTTCCCGCACTTCCTGATAATCCAATGCGGGGTAGAAGTCCGGGCGCTTGATTTCGTTGATGAAGTCGAGCGAGACGGACGCGATGAGCGCATTGAGTATCGCGTCGTCGCTCGTCTGCCCCGTGGGGATAGTGAGCCACGAGTGGATGTCCGAGAGTTGGCAGAGGTTAGCCACGTGTCGCCGCCCAATCTTCCATGCGCAGACTCCAGAGCAAGCGGTCTACGCCTTCGTGCTTCGAACCTGTCTGGTCGGGATTTTTGTCCCACGCCCTTACCAACATGCGGATCGCCTGCTTCACCCGAGAAGGCACGGAGGCCGCGCTTGTTCCGTAGCCCGCCGTGTAGTTGATCTGCACCGCGTTGGGAACGTAGAGGACGGCGGGCCAGTTCTGCCCGGAGTTCGGGAACAGCCTGCCGGGTTCGGTGGAATTATCCACGACAAAATCGCCCTGCTGGTTCGCGGGCGTTCCCGGAAGCAGCGTCTCAAGCTCCCCGGATTCCGCGTCCACGTACTGAATGTTCGTGACTGTGATGAGTGGCGGACAGAAGAGCTTTATCATCTGCGAGTAGTTCCAGAGGGTTGTGGAATATCTCGGCAGCGAGTAGTAAGCGGGCGGATAGGCCTGCTGGCTCATGACCGTGTCCGTGTAATACGGGAACGAATCCAGGCACATTTGCAGCCCGGTGGCGATAAAGACGCGCCGGGTGAACATCTCGCAGTACTCCCGCGCGGCTTTCACCGTGTCTCTCAGCCGGGTGGCGAGATTGGAACTGGTGACGTGATCGGAATCTTCCCAAGGTCCATAGCCGAGCATCACCTTGACTTCGGCGAGCGAGAGCGGCTCGACAGCGGGCGGAGAGGTGATTACAATCGAGGACATGACATTCTGGGGCGTTACTGGCTGTCTGCTTGCGCTGCTACTGGGCTACTTGGCGGGGCGCGTGCATGAAGCTGTTTCGTTTCCGCGGGAGGAAGCGCGGGCCGGAAGGCTGCAATTGCGGAAGCCTAGGGCTTAGTGCGGCTCTATGGGAGGAAGCGGATTACCGCTCCGCTCGCCCGCAACGGGCCGTCGCGGATTGTGGCTTCCGATGCCCGGCGTTACCGGCGGGTTGGGACCGAGCGGGTGATTCGGCTGATACACCCGCGTCTCGCGTTTGGCCGCGCGCGTTTTCGCCTCGGGGTTTTCGGGCGCCCTGATGAGCTTGACTTGCGCGATGACTTCGAGCAGCGCGCGCATGTGCCCCAGTTCGGCGGCCTGGATTCTTCCCAGATCTTCGACGGCTTTCAGGCGCTCGTCGAGCCACGGCGCGTGCAGAGAGGCTCCCTGGCAAGAATGCAGCGTGCCTGATTCGTAGCTTTCGTGGCAGCGTGGGCAGTTCAATGAAGCACCTTCGGCGGTATCGCCGTTGCGGGAATAATCAGACTCGCCGGGGCCGCTTCGAGAAACGCGCGCTTGTGCTCCGGGCAGTAGTGGCCATGCGGCAGCACCAGCCATTTCTGCTGGTTCATCATAACGTTGAAGAACGCCTGGATCAGTTGCATCTCGGTCGCTCCCGGAGGCGCGGGCATGCGCGCTTGCTTGATGCAGCGCGGGTTGTCGCACAGCATGAAGCAGAGATGCTGCGGGTTGCCTTCCTCGACTACGATGCGGAACATTACCTGGTGGCCTCGCTCATTCCGGCGGTGATGGCCACGTCCAGCCCAAACGTGTCCAGCCCCTTCAGAATACCCGGATGTTCGCCCGCGATGCGCTTGCACTCCGCGAGCTGCCACGGCTCTTCCGAGGGGCGAAGGTGCTGCATGAGATGGGTGTATGGCTCCCACCAGGACGCGGGAACGGGAGCCAGTTTGTCGCCGCCATACACCGCGTCCGAATAGTAGGCCCGGATCTTCTCCGGCGTGTCGCGCTTGCCGCCCACGATCCCGCGCTTCAGGTTCAGCGCGTCGTTCAGGCAGTACAGCAGTTGCTTTGCCCGCAGTCTGCGTTCGTCGAGCATCTGGAGGTGAAACAATCCCCCATGCTCGCGTTTCACCGGACGGTAACCGTGGCCCGGTAGACCGTAAGGCGAACGGTGGTGATGCTGGTACCCTTTATCCGTTTGCCAGCTATACGACGGGCGGTCGCGAAACGCGGTGGCCGTGTGAGCCTGCGCCCAGATTCCCGAGGTGTGCATCCGGTCTACGGCGCCGCGCAAGTTGATTTGCGGCAGATCGAGCGTGTGGCCCGGAGGCGTCGCTTCCACGTAGGCCCGGATTCCTGGAAGCAGGTTGCCGGTGACCAGCTCGTCCGCGTCCAGAATAGCGATGTGGGTGGCTCCGCGCGCGCGCGCGCAGTCGAGCAGCAGTTGCCGGTGGGCCATTTCGTCCCAGGCCGGCGGCGGCTCTTCGATCAGGAGCACCTGGCCGTCGTGATTTTCGGCCATCGCTTCGCGCACTATGAGCCGGGAACAATCCGTGCTTGCGTGATCGAGCACAATCACTTCGTCGCACCACATCAGCGCGGCGCGCAGCGTCAGGCCGAGCACCCAGGCCTCGTTGCGCACGGGCATCGTGGCGACGATCTTCATGCCGCTACCAGCTCCGGCAGTTGGGATCCACTATCGCCGGATTTGACGGTTGCGGCCGCTTTGAGCACCAGCAGGTTGAGCACCAGCAGGCTATCCCAGTGCCCCAATGTATTTCCCGGTCCCACGGGAGTCAGTTCGTGCTGCACCACGCGATAGTCTTTGAGCGGTCCCGAGAACAGCTTTGCAAAGTAGGCATCGTTCCATCGCTTGCGGTCCTGGTAGTCGTGAAACTCCACGCTGATTTGGGACGCGATGGGGCCAGGCCAGTTTTCGAGGATCGAGAATTCGGAGCCTTCGCAGTCGAGCTTGACCACATCCCAATGCTCGATATCCAGCTTGGACATCAGCGCCTCGATGCGCATCGCGCGGACCACCAGCATTTCAGCGCCCTCCACGGGGCCGGATGCAAGATGGTTTGCCATTCCGTCGCCGGGGAACTTCGCATAGAGAGCGGCAGCTATGCGGCCTCCGGTCAATGCGATGGGAAGAGCGCGTCCCTTTGTCGCCGGGTCCGGTTCCAGGCATGTGAACAAAGCCTCCGGGCTGATGCGCTCGAATTCGGTGCAGAATTCCTGCATCCGGCAGCCCACATCGAGCACGCGCGGATGCCTGGGAATCAGGTCCACGTCCACCGTGTGCCCCGCCAAGCATTCGAGTCTCACTCGATACCCCCGTGCTGTACCAGGATCAGCCTGTCGTCTTCCGTGCGCCCCTCGCTGCACTCGATCACTTCGCAAGGAAAGGGGAAGTCGCTGTAATCGTGGCGCGGCTTTACGTCTTCGATCAGATACGCGCCAGTCCGGGAAAGCTCCGGCACGAAGACTTGCGCGGTGAGCTTTTGATGCTCCCAGACGTGCGAGCCGTCGTCCACGATCAGGTCCAGATTCCCGCCGATGACTAGGGCCGCGGCCCGCAGGTCTTGCTCGCTTGACTGATCGCAAAGCATCGATCTGATCTTGCGCTCATTCCGCAACGTGTCCGGCCGGATGTCCAGGCCGAAGATTTCCGCCTCTGGAAACAATTCCTCCCAGATCAGCAGGCTTCCCGCGTGCGGATAATCATCATGGAACAGGTGCGCATAGCCGAGGCCGATTTCGAGAATGCGCTTGATCCGCCGCCCCGCGAAGATCCGGTTATACGTTGGCGCGTAGTTGTGCGACAGCGGGTTTTCGGGGATGATCACCTTGGGCGTGTGGTACTTCAGGCAGAGTTCGGTGAATCGGTCCACTATTCCATGCTCCCATCATGCACCAGCATTACATTCGCAGGCACCTTGCCGCCATCGAACCAGCACGGGTACGCGAGCACGTCGCCGTCTTTCGCCCGGTGTCCCGGCGTCAGTTGCATGCCCAGCCTCCACGCGATGACGGACGCGGCGGTTTGATCGTGCCGGTGTCCGATTACGTCGGGCGGTCCACATGGGGCGGTTCTCGCGGCGGATTGGCGCAACACGTTGCCCGTGTAGTTGCGGTTCGACCACGGTCCCATGAACGCGTTTGTTTCCGAGGCCAGGCGGTAGTACTCGCTCAGAAACGTCGCGCCAATTTCGCTGCACAGGTTCAGGCCGAAGCAGCAGGCGATCACATGCGGGACGGTCCTGTTGACTCTCCGCGCGGCTTCCATCCCGAGGCTGACATTGTCTCCGAACCAGTCCGGGAACAGCGCCGGGTATGCCGAGTCCGCCGTCCACTCGTAGTTGTTCCACGCGTTTTCGGCGAACCAGTAGCCGTCTCTTTCGATGCGCTCCCACAGCGGTTCGAGAGACTTCACGGGCTTTACCGCCGCGTCCATCCACAGCAGCAGATCGTAGCCGCGATTTGCCGCCGCTTGCAGCGCGTAGGCTTTGAAGGCGTAGGGCTTCGCGGAGTGACTCGGCCACTCCGGGGGGATCTGATAGACCGGCGTGTTGTCGCCT